AATTCGGACTTATAATCCGGACCCACATTTCGGACCAAAATGCGCTAAATAAAAAATCGGGCTATGCCCTATAACTTAAAATTACAAATAAACTTAAATACAATATATACTTACTTACCGCAATCTTTTCTTAGCGAAGCGAATAGGTCATCATCTTCATCATCAATCTCAGACTCAGTAGTGGTCTCGCCATCAGGGTTATTATCCTTAGGTGTGCATCCGACCAAAATCATGCAACTCTGGCAGTACTGAGCCCCGAATCTAGTTTCCAGCACATTTTCCCACACTCCGTCCTTAGTCTGATGGTCTTCTAAGCCGCATCTATAGCATTTTATAATATTATCTTCGTCATAATCCTCATATTTTTCGCAATAGCCATCGTCATTGATAATCCAAGCGCCATAACAATCAACTACAAGATACTCGAAATAATCGTCGCCTCTATGAGCGTGTCTGATTTCATTACCTTCACTAGCATAGACTTCCCATAAGTCGCTAAGTAGTTCCATAGTAAGTTTTATACTCATTTCGTCAACAAAGATTTCATTTATGCAATTAGCATATTGCTGTGATTCCATATGATATCCACTTTCACAATAGCAACCACACAACTTTCCATAGGCATATCCAAATCTAAAAGTAGGGTTCTCCCAATCAAACTTAATAGCGTTCATCTTGGCTTATAACTTAATGTTGTTCTCTTAACTTAATCTTATACCCTTCATACTTAACAGAAAATCCATCTCAATTTTTTTTTTATTCATAAGTATTTCAATCTTACTAAAAATTTATAAATAATCCGGACGGCTAATCCGGACTAGACTGAAAATATAAAAAATCGGGCTTAGCCCATTAACTTAAATTACAAATAAACTTAAATACAATATATATTATACAAAATCAATAGTCTTAGTCTCACTGTTCCACTTACCAACCACGACCTCCTCGCCGTTCTTCACATACTCCAAATAGTCATACACAATAAAGGACTTGGAGTGTCTCAAATACTTTTTACCATCAACCTCAATCTTTCTAAACCAGCCTCCTTTCGGCTCAGTGTGCTCTTCCTTCCACTCCTTAAGCCACTTTTGGTAGGTCTGATTTTGGATTTTGTTGCCCTGACGAGGGTCAATCACATTGTCTCCGTCAATCATCAGCACAAGAGCGAAGGGGTGTTGACCGACCACAACCATACCACAATTAGTCATCGTCGTCTCCTCATTTACATCATTAGCGAATATCTCGCAGATGTCATTAAGGGATTGCTGGTCGAGTCTAATAGGAGACTTGTCTAACAAGCGGTTCAAGTAGCAAGTAAAGCCGTAGCCATCATCGTTATAATCGTAGTCTCGCCAGTCCTCCATCTTAGCCATCAATCTGCCGAAGTGGTAAGCCTCCACGGAGTTCATCTTCTTCATCTGCACAATAATAGGGGTCTCGAAGTTAGCCTTGTCCTCAGCCTTAGCACAGGCTTCAATAAAGTCGGCATATTCCCTCCGCTCAACTCGGCTGTCTCGCACCAAAGCCTCAAAGATGTCATCATCGTCAGCGTGAGCGGTCATTCTTTTAGCAGTAGCGTTCATCTTATCTTAACTTGTTATAACTTAATGTTGTTCTCTTAACTTAATCTTATACCCTTCATACTTAACAGAAAATCCATCTCAATTTTTTTTTAAATACTAATAAAATTGCACCTACTAAAAATTTATAAATAATCCGGACGTCTAATCCGGACTAGACTGAAAATATAAAAAATCGGGCTTAGCCCTATAACTTAACTTAATTAAATATAAACTTAAATACAATATATAATCTTAATACTTGAATTCTCCAAACTTATGCTTACCTGTGATTCCATAATTGACCTTGATGGTTTGTCTAATTAGGCTTACCATATCCTTTTGTAGGGTCTTCACCCCATACTGCATCTTGATTTTTCTAAGGACGCGGTTTCTAATCTTCTGCTTATCTGACTTAATGACCCGAGGAGACCAAGCCCAAGCCGAGACTCTATACTGGATTCGGAACCAATTATCCTGAATGTAGTTGTCTATCCCAGCCTGATAGTCGGCTATAAACTTGTTGGCGTCTATACCCTTAACGCAGTCGCCCAAAAGGGAAGCAAAGAGGACATCATCGGGATAGTAGAAGGTAGGGTTCGCAGTCTGTGTAGCACTCATCTTATCTTAACTTAGTAGGGTTCTTAACTTAATGTTGTTGTCTTAACTTAATCTTATACCCTTCATACTTAACAGAAAATCCATCTCAATTTTTTTTTTATTCATAAGTATTTCAATCCTACTAAAAATTTATAATTATTCCGGACTTTTAATCCGGACTCCTATATATATAATCCTATAATCCGGACTATATATATATAAGACTTGGTAGGGTTCGCCACTTACTGCCTATGACCCTCCCATAAAAATCCATCTCAATTTTTTTTTCATCTCAATTTTTTTTCAGTTAAGTTGTCACAATTTTTTTTAATTTTAGTTAAGTCCGACTGGTAGGGTTCGCCACTTGCACCCTATCACAAATAAAAAAAAATCCATCTCAATTTTTTTTTCAAGTTAAGTTGTCACAATTTTTTTTTTATTTTTAATTTAAAAAAAAAATTGAAATGCTTTTTTAAGTTAAGTTGAAATGTATAAGATTAAGATAACAGATATGTCGTTTCCAATCGTTGTAGTTCCATCACAAACTTTTAAGGGTGATGATATTGAAAGGGGTTTTCTCACAATATTATTGGTTAATAATTATAATTGTTATGAACCATTTGCGAGATTATGTCTTGGAAATAAATGTATAAATTTAACAAGAGGTATACACAAAACCGATGATGAAGATGAAGTATTCCCTCATTTTAATATATCTATTTATGACTATGACACAAGAACATTGTCACAAACTTATCATTGTTACGTTAATATGAAATCATTGAAAATTGCAAAAATAACAACTATAACAACTATTTAATTATTATTTAAAAAAAAAATTGAGATGGATTTTTAAGTTAAGTTGAAATGTATAAGATTAAGATAATAGAACAAACTAATAAGTTAAGATGAATTATAGTAGAGAGTTTAAGATTGGTGTTGTTGCTGGTAAGTTAGAGGACTTATATGAAAAGGAAGATATGGAAATGAATGAAATATTAGATTATATTAATGAGATAAAACATAATGATATTACATTTTCACAAGATGAATTATTTGGTATTCTTTCTTATGGAATTGGTCCTTGTGAAATTATGTGGTATATGGGTAGAGAACCTGTTATAGTTAGATATGCTGACTATGAGGCTGCTGATGATTATGATGATGATGGGAATGAGGAAATTTCTGTTATATGTCGTGATAGTCTTGGAGATAAATGGATTTGTGATAGTGTTATGATTAAAAATTTGCACGAGGAAGAAGAATTTGGTGAAGATACAATTATTACAAATATTAAGTGTAATAAATGTAATAATGTATTACCTCCTCACTCAATAAAAGAACACGTGGATAAAGAATGTAATATTCATAAATGTCCTCATACTCTTTAAATACTTATTTATCTTCAATAAAAGGTGATAAATTTTTTTTACCCTTTATTTTTTGTTTTTTAATACTTTGTTGAATTAAATTTTCAGGCTCTATTTCTTGTAATGTTAATGGTGTATCTTTATTTATGCGTTTGGTAGGTCTAAATACAGGATAAGAAGTTTTTGTTTTAAATGGATTTACATCTCTCCATTCTTCTTGAAACCATCTTTTAAGTGGTTTTGGTTTATTATCATCTATAAATGTGCCACCCTGTTTTTTATATTCTTTAATAACAGCACCTGATCTATATGCAGATGGCTTTTTATATTGAGAATAAACTACTTTTTTAACTTTTTCATATAAGGCTATATCTTTTGGTTTCATCTATATATAATAAATCTATAAAATAATAAAATCGTAATATATAATGACAGATACAGAATATCACAAGAAATATTATTTGGAAAACTTAAAAGGAACAGACTACTACAAACAATATTACCAAGAGAACAAAGATAAAATAATTGAAAGGCAAACAGAATACAATAATACTAAACGAAAATATAAAGGTAGATTGGCATCAAAGAGAGAAAGAGTAAATGCAGCCTTAAAAAAGGAAGCAAAAAAATCGGAAGAGTTTAGGAAATTATTAAATGAGAATTCAAATACTTAAATTAAAAAAAACAACTTAAAAAAAATTTATTATACTATATTGGAACACAGGGCAAGCAACAATAAGCCCAGCCCGTAGCGAATAATCCTAGACCCATTTGTATTTAACCCCTTGGTGCTATTGTAGCCAAGGCATTAAATTATTTCCACACAGTTCTATCAAAATCAACACAATTTTTTTTAGATTTTTTAGTGAATACTACAATGGCAGACATACCAAACCATTTGAATACTTTTGTGAAATGCATTTTATCAAGATAATAACCATTATTATTCATATATTCAATACGCTTATTTGTTAGATTATTAGAGCCAATTAGATATGATATAGTATGAGGATTAAGACTAACAGATTTTTCTAACACCTTGTCAATCATAGAGTAAGGTGGATTGCTTACAATCATATTAACATTTTTATTGTATTCAAAGAAATCTTTACCAAGTGCTATTTCACTATAATCATAAGTATTATTCTTATCAAATATTTCATTGTATGTATTATAATAATTACCAGTCCCAAAGAACGGGTCATAAATTATGTCATTTTCATCAAGATATTCTTTAACATAATTTAAATGTATTCTCACCAAATCAATAGGTGTATAAAACACATCATTAGGAGTTTCACGCTTTTTAATATTATCATTAATTTTAGACGACATTCTATATTAGTATGATATTAATTCTATCATATTAATCCGTTTCAATTTTTTTTTATTCCTTGTCATTAATCTTTACATAGACATTTTCTTCTTTTTTAGATGATCCCATAGCCTCCATATCTGCCGCCATTTTTTCTTTCTCAATCATAAGGGTTTTGTATTTTGAAGTTAGGTAATAATGTCTTAAACTATTAACAGATTTCTTACCACCAAATATAGAATTAAGTCTTTGATTTAATACTACATTATTCATTTTTTCTAAATTAGAATTGAAGAGTAGTGTATCAATTTCTTTTGGTATAATATCAATCCATTTCTTCAAAATTTTAAATAAAGCGGGCGGAATATCTAATATTTGAGTTCCTTTGAATTTTGCAGTTTTAAATTTGTTAAATACTAATTGTTTCTTTTTAATATCAATAAAATTATCTTCTTCTCTGTTGTAGTTTTGATATTTCATTTCAACATAATCCATTGCCCTTCTTGGAACAATATGTCCGTAATAGAGAGAAAGAATAATATAGTTTTGAATTTCCATATAGTCGGCAACATTGTAGGATTTTCTCTTTAGCAATAACTCGGCATTATGCTTGAGATTGCTGCGGATTTCTTCAATTTCTTTGTCATTGATAGCAGAGTTTTCAAGTTTATCCGTCATTTCACTTTTATTAACTTCGTCATTGTAAGTTTTAATATCATCTAACATTTGAGATTTATATTTAGGTTCATCAGGCACAACACATACAAGGGCTGCAAGATAAGTCTTACGGCTACTATAGGATTTTTTATCAAGCCATGCAAGTATAGGTTCAGTTTTTTTAAAGTTATCATAGTTAGGCTCTTTATCTTTTCCAAATACATTTGAATACACAGAGCGTAATAAGGAGTTATATGTTTTAGCAGAACTAGGAGTAATGCTTGGTTTATTCTTTTTAATGAAATCAGTAAAGTCCATCTTAATATATATGTATTAATATTATATCTTTATATTGTTTTAATATATAGTTAATTAAGTATATCAAATTATAACCAGTTATATAGTGTTTAATTAAGTTATAATGCCGTTTTATGACTTAAACAATGAATTAAATATATTTAATTAGCCTGTAGGGGCACTTTATAGCGTTATAACTTAATTATACACTATATAACTGGTTATATTCGCCCAACTTAATTAACTGGTTCACACCCATATAATTCAATTATTTTTGCTCTTATCAATTCGTATAATTCTTTGTTATCAGGGCATTCTGTATTCTCTTTACAGCACGTTGTGCGTTTGGAATATTCAAATATCATAGCATTTAAATCTCTCTCTGCTATTGTTTTTTTAATTATTGCGTTAGTTCTACTATCCATAAACTAACAAAAGAAATTATTTTAAGCAATTCTCGTGAATTTGTAATTTCCTGATGCTGTAACTGTTCTACTGCCCGATGTTTGTCCTATAACATTAATAAATAATGCTTTGGTTGCTGCTGCTGTTAAATGATAAACACCACTGAACGAATATACTTGTCTTGCTCCTGAACTGCCTGCACTATCATCTATAGGGTCTCTCATATGAAATGCTGGTGCTGCTGGTGTTAGTGATGCTGATGTTTCACTTAATACTATTTCTCTATTAGTAATTGTATCACTTCCAGTGTTTAATGTTAATTGACAATCAAACTGTATTAACCATACTCCTCTTGCTGGCAAAGTAAAAGTTCCTACTTGTGCTGGCGTTGTTGTGTCACTTGCTGTTCCTGTATATGCTGTTCCAGTATTAATAGAACTAGTATAACCAATTGCTTTATTGTTAGTTGTATATTCTGCTAATGTTGGCACTCTATTAAAATAAACTTGATTTTCAAAATTAATAAAATCGGTTCCTCTTAATCCTAATATGCCGTTATTTGCTCTTACGAACGTATGTTGCCCGCCTATGATTGTTACATCACCTAATCCTGATGTTGTTAGATTAATATGTCTATTATTAGCAGCAGTTAGGCTTATATCACCGCCATTTGTAGTTGTAATATCTATATCACCAAATTCTGTAATCAATCCTAAATTTTGACGACTATTAATGTTAATATCTGCTCCTGCTCCTTCCGTTGTTAGATTAATATTATAAGTTGATGCTGGATTAAAGTTAATATCTCCACTTGTAACTGTGGCAAAGTTTATTGCTCCTACTTGCGAACGAAATGTTGCTTCATCATAAGAATTGAAAGTTGTTACTCCTGATGTAGTTAAAAAATCTAAATTGCCTGTTCCATTAACTTGAAAATAGATTGAACCCACACCTGATGAGTCTGTGTTAATAACTAAATCATTATTAGAAGTTAATGTCATATAATCATTTGATTCTAAAATAGTATTACCACCTGTTGTAATATTCATAGATGACAATTGTCCGTCTAATGCTCCTTGTAATGCTGTTAAACCTGTCACTGTTAAATTATTTAAATTTGTATTATTTATTACATCAAGGCTTTCCAATGTTGCAAGTGAATTTGTTGTTAAGGTATTAAATGTCGCATTATTGCTTACATCTAAACTTTCTAATGACGCAAGACCTTCGGTTGTTAGGGTGTTGAGTGTTGTATTATTGCTTACATCTATGTCAATAAAGTTTGCTAAACCAGTTGTAGAGAGAATATTAAAATTAGCACTACCATCTATTGTTAAATTTCCACTTATATCAGCATTTCCTCCAATTGTTAGATTTCCACTTATATCTAAATTGTCATATGCTATTGTTGCTCCCGCAAAAGTGAAATTTCCTACTACTTCCACATTGTTTCTAAATACAGCATTTCCACAAACATCTAAAGATGCTACACCATAAGGAGTTGGCACAGTATTAATATTTGGTCCGCCTATTGCGATTGATGCGAATTTATTAAAAAAAGACATTTATAATATGTTTATATAATAATTTAGACCCATTGCTGTATTACTCCCGCAACTGTGAAACTACTACCTGCTGTTAAATTTACAATGCCATTTAAATTTACAATTGAGGCTTGTGATGCATTACCAATATTAATTGTTCCTGCTCTTATTGACATAATGCCTAAATCATTTGCTATATTTGCTGGCGCTATACTTTGTATATCAATTCCGCAATCTCTAAAAAAATTGCTATTTCCTGATGCTCTTAAATTTATATTGTTTGCTGTAATACTATGTCTTACTGAATCCATTAGCAACATTCTTTTTTCTGTTACATCATCTTCGGCATATGTAAATATATGTGCTGGCGGGTCACCAAACCCTTCTGCTTTACCAACTGTATATTTTGTTGACACATTAAAACCATCTGTTAATAATTGTAATGAATTACGTTTAACTGGTTCGGCTCCTCCTGTTGGATCATACATTAATAATTTCATTCCATTATCTCTCGCTGGTGACATCTCTAACCAATCACAAAACATATAATCTTGTGTTTCAATTGAACCACTTGTTGCTAATAAAGAATGAACTGCTGATTGAGAACCTACTGCGTTTATTGATTGGCATTGAATACTACGTGTAAAAACATTTGTTCCACTTGGCGATAATGTTACAGCATTTAAAACTCCTCCAATATCTCTTACTCTTAACTCACCTGAAAATTCTGTTGCAATTCCAGCAAATCCTAATTGATTTGATGTTTTTGTTTGTAATCCTAAAATATCCGCATTTTGTGACCCTTGTGAAATATTTAAAGCATTTATATTAGCCGCTAATCCTGCTATTGTTGTTGCTTGACCTGCTACTGTAACTCCTAATGCTATTGCTGCCGCATCTGCTGCCGTTGCTAATGCTAAAGCGCTAATGGCTATTGGTCCATCTCCTGCTGGTCCTTGTGGTCCAACATTTCCCTTAAAACCTCTTGGTCCTTGTGGACCTTGTGGTCCTGTCGCACCTTGTGCTCCTGCTGGACCTTCTCCTGTCACATTTGTAACCGTAATCATTACACTCGGAATTGCAGGGTGTGCATATGGACTTGTTTGTGCTGCCTGATGATATAACGTCATATCCGTATCACTTGAAGCCCACATTATTTGCACGTAATCGTTTGCTAAAAGTGGTATTACCCAATTCCAACCTATCGTATAATAGTCGTCACCTTTTATATCATATTCGTTTGCTGTTGTCGGAACATCTACACCATTTTTACGTAACCATATTGTTAATTCACTTGTGGATGCATTATTTTTATGAACTTCAACTGAAAACTGAATATTATAAGTATTCGCATTTAACACTTTCATAGAACCACTTGCCGCTCCTAATATAATTCCATTTGAAGAAGGGTCTGATGAATTCCAAGTCATTTCTCTTGGCGTATTGGCTACTGGATTTGTTTGAGTTGTAGTATCCCAAGCACTTAACCAATAAGACGCTCCTATTCCTGATATTTGTCCTTCTATCGCATCTATCTGCTGCTGGATTGTTTGATTTGTATTTATTCCTTCTAATGTGTCAAATTGAGCGTCACTAATATCAGGGTCTATTTTCGTCAAAATGTCAGTATTTACCTCATCAGCATTTATAGTTGTTAAATTTGTTAAGTAATTGAATGCTATATTTTCAATGTTGTTTATACTCATTATTATAATATATAATTATTTTTTTTTATTAGATTATAATATAATGTCACTTATTCAAAACAAAAATAGAATCAGGATTAATAATACTTTAAAATCTACTAATGAAGTAGCAAAAGTCCTTGAGATTTTAAAAAATATTGGAGTATTTAGAGAGAAGCCTAAAAAAAGAAAACCAAGACAGCCTAAAGCAAAAGAAGATGGCAGCGCAGATATTGTTGGTGATTTATCATCTAGTGGATTCTTCCCATCTACAAGTGCCAGCAAATCTATACAAGCCTTAAAATCAGGTGTTTCTGCAAACGCGCAAGAACAATATGCTAAAGAACAAGCACAATTAGAACAAGGTCAAATGATAGATGAAAGACAACAACAACAACTACTTCAACTTATGAATCAACAAGAAGATACTGGAATTGATATAATACCAAATCCATTTCCAAGAAAAGAAAGTGTTGTTGCTGGCACAAATTATGAATTCCAAAGAAGTATTAATCCAATGTCTGAAAGTATTGCAACTCAAGATATAAGTCCTGTTGTAAGTGCGCAACAAGGTCAATTTGAAGATGATATTACTATTGGATCAGCAGCGGGAGGAAGTAGTGGATCTTCAAAAAGATTTCCAACAAGACAACCTGTTAAAGAAACTGGAACAGCAGAGTCAGTTTCAGGTATATTTTCAGGTCTTCCAGCAAGAGGTAAATTTAGTAAAAAAGAATCACTTGGAACTCCTTTAAGTAGTTTTACGAGAAGTGATATTTTAGATTCTGAAAAATTGGCTTGGATTGAAAAAGCACTTGGTATGCAAAAACCAAGAGGCAACGCATCAGTGACAGAATTAGAAAATTTTGCTAGAGAATTTGAAAAAGAATCAGGTATTCCATTTGGTATAGATAAAAATAAAGATACTAATTTAACAAGATATAGACGTGCTGTAAATGATAGAATTACTGAAATGATAAATGAAGGTTATGAAGTATTACGTCAACAAGGAGAAATAAGTCCTCCAGTAAGAGTAAGATTATAAATTTTTTTCTCTCGTTATGTTAATGAACGAAACAATATTTCAACTTGAAAACGGCATTGTTCCTTTTGAATTTGACTATACTTTAGAAAGCAATTATTCCAATAAAATAGATTGGTCTGCCTTACAATATGACGATTGGACTGATTATCAATTTTGGTGTAATAAAATGCCTACTGGATTATTAGACCAATTTCCCGAATTGCATGAAGTCGTCAATACTATTTATGAAAGCAAAAAACATATTACTCCTCTTATGGAATTAGAATTTAGAGAGAACAAAAGAAATAAATAAATATTATAATATTTTATAATATGATTCAACGTTCTTATGTTCCTCCAAGAATCACACGACCTCCTACTCTTAATATGTATGATGATATAAAAGCAGGTGAAAAAGCCTTATCTTCATTCGGCAAAAAATATGTTGTTCCCGCTGCAAAATCTGTCGGCAAGGGAATATTAAAACTTCCACTTAAAACTCTTCCTACTATAGGTCAATCTTTTGGTTTAGCCGCTGGAGTTGGCGCTACTGCTCTGTCAGGTAATCCTGAACTACTCCCTTTTTTAGGCACTGCTGGTGGTTTTGCTGGAAAAAAAGGTGGCGAATATCTTAAAAAGGCTGGTGAAAGAGCAATTGATAAACTATAAGCCATTTTCTTTATATATAAAATTATATAAAGAAAAACCCCATTTATTCTTCAACTGGCACAATTGTAAAAATATAAGTTCCATTTAATGCTCCTGTTGCTGTTAGTGCTACATTATCTATTGGTCTTACAAACATATTTATATCTACTATGTCACTTGTCTTATTAAACATTATACCTTTTGTGTTTCCGTGTGTTACATCAAATATTCTACCTGAGCCACTTGTATGACCGAAGGATACTCCTCCTATAGTCCAAGTTGTTGAATCTATTGATGTATCATTCGTCCAAGGTGTTTCAAAATTCAAGCCCTTCATATAAAACATTAATGTTTGTTGTGTTCCTACTGAACTTGTTGGATTACATACCAATTGATTTAAAAAGATTGTGAATTTTTTATACTTATCCCAAAATCCTCTACAAGCACTACGTAAACTTATATTTCTCCAAGTTGTGTTAGTATTACCTGCATTTGTTACTCCAAAATTTGCTGATGTTGTTGTCATACCAGCACCTGATAGAATTAACGTTCCCTTATCACAACAACCCAATTCTTTTCTTATTGGTTTAATAAAAAAACTTGCTTGCATTCTTCTATTTGTTGTTGCTGTATAAGTATTAAGACCACTATTATCAAAATTTTTAAATTGTAACTGTAAAGTCAATATGTCAACTGATTTTTTAAATTGAATTCTATTAGCCATTAAATAATCAAATTGATGATTTGTTGTTGTACCGAAAGTATTAATTGCTACAAGTGTTGTATCTGTTTCAAAATTACCACTTCCAGTTCCCATATAATTATTCAAATAATCAAATCCTTTTAATGCTAATGGCTGCTCTAATTGTGCGTTTGTTGCTCCTGTTGAAGCCAATGAAGTTGCTGTATAACTTCCATAAATTAATTCAAAATCTTCGTATTTGTCCCAAAACTCACGACAAACATCTTTTATATTAAAATTATTATATGTAATAATATTGGTATTACTTGTTGCTACTTTACCTGATGTTACAACAATATTATTAGTATTTAATACCATAGCAGCCATTTCATTTTCATTATCTTCTGCTGGTTCAATTGTAAATGTCATTTGATTATTATTGTAAGTATCAGTTGTTACTACATTTAAATTACTATTCTGAACTGGATAAATTCTAAATTCTAAATCTACTATCTGTTGTCCCTTTCTAAAATTAAAACCTACACTTGGATTTGGCAATATAAACATAGCATTGGTATTACTTGTTGGTATAAGAATATTAGCAACTGGTGCGAATTTTTGACTACTTTGTGCTGCCTCATAATATAAATTAATCCAATCTAATCCAGCCATATTATAAGAAAATGAACCAGCAGATGAACCTGAGCCATATGTTAATGTTCCATTTGTGTTTATTTGCTGTAATTTAATGATAAACTTATTATATTTATCCCACATTGGACCCATAACATTTTTCAAATCAATATTTTTATAAGTCCATTGTGAAAAGTTTGCATTTATATTTCCAGTTCCTGCTAAACTGAATGTATCCAATTCTAAATATGCTATTTCTCTCAATTGCGTCATATTATAATATAAGATTATTATTTATTCAACTGCTACCACTATAAAATTAAAATTAGCATTACCTCTTACTATTGTTGTATCAGGTGCGTTAGGTTGTCGGTTACCACTACAATTTGTAATTGTAAATTGTAAATTGACTAAATCACTTTCAGGCTTTCTAATTGTAAATGTTGCTTGTTGGTTTCCAAAATTATTGGCACTAGTAAATGTTGTCGTTCCTGTTGTGCTTTCAGGTATTGATTCAGGTAAAATAGCATAAGTATTATATGAAATTGTATTATTCACACCTAAAGTTAAACTATTAATAACTTGAAAACCTGATATAATCCACATTATTCTTGATTGACCCGCGGTTTGGTTATTTCCAAAAACTCCTGTTGCGTAACAAGTTCCAATTATATTAAACTTTTCACACTTATCCCATAGTGTTCCTAATATTTGGCGAATTGGCACATTACTAAATGTGAATTGACTATATTGCGCGTTCATTGTTCCATATTGAGTTGTCGCGCCAGCAGTAAGCATAATAGTATTTAAATTAAAATTGCGTGAGTATTTTGTATAAAAGTCATTTAATAAATTCTTATACATTTTCATCTTTGGCTCAATACCTCTTGCTGTTAATAAAAACAATTGAATTTGTGATGATGGTAGTGTTGCCGTCCCACCAACATTTTCAAATTGAATTCTTAAATTAGCCAAATGATTAACAGGCTTTATCATACTTAAACCAACTCCGCCATTAAAAGGCACCCAATTACCTCTATTTTCACCCCAAGTAGGATTTGCCGTATAATATGTAACTCCTAATAATGGATTGCCTCTAATTGATCCATTTGTAGTTGTATTTATAATATTAAGTCCGCTTGATATAAAATTTACAAACATCGTCGGACCTGTTCCTGTCGGACCCATATAACTAAAATTAACTATATATTGGTCGCATTTATTCCAAAGCATTTCACCTAACCATTGTCTCACATCAACAAAAAAAGTATAATCAGCATTGTTTGTCTTAAATCCATATTGATTTGGAGTTGTCGCTAAAGTATTAGTCATTAAAAATAGTGTTGCTACTTCTTTATCCATATTATAATAAGATTATATTAAATTTTTATTATAATATTCGCTTAAGTGCGGGAGTAAATGGCTCCATTTTCAAAAACAATGACGTTGTCAAAGCAAGCGAAAGCATTGTAAAGCATAGTGTTGTTTGGAGCAGCAGCAACACCTGCACCATATAGCATATTTACGAAAATATCGCTTGTAGTAGTATCCATACCAGCAAAAATAGAAGATTTGTCAACATTTTGGTAAGTTTCGCAGTCAAGACCAATCAAGAAAGCACCGCTTTCGGTGGTGGCAGCACCAGCAGCAGTAGCAGCCATTGCAAGAGCAACTGATTGAGAGAAAGCAGCATTGTCAATAGAAGGTTGATAATTCATATCACTGAGACTGCCAAAGCATTTAGCGGCTTCACTGAAGAATTCACTATCAGTATTAGGAGCAGTAGAAGGCAAAACTTCTGAGCCAATTCTTATGGAAAATTGAGATAAAGCATTCTTAATGTGCGCACAAGGGTAAAAAGTGGCTACTCCTACACGAGTGCTTTGACGTTGACTAACAGTTAGACATTTAAGACTTGAAAATTTGGCAGCAACTGGCATTGTAATTGTGGAGTTTGCTGCAACTTGTGCTGAGAAAACGTAGTTGCGCCAGTCAGGAACAACCATTTGAAGAGAACCTCCAGCACGAGAAGCAATAGCATCAATAGCACCGCTGGAAAGTTGCAAGAATTCAGCAACATACTCAACATTGTCTAATTGGAAGTTTCCAAGAGTAGCAGATGAGAAGTTACCAATATTGTAACAACCTGTTTTCAAAACAATTTCAACACGAAGAGGGGAGGCTTGTGCGAAGTGAAGAGGTAAATATTTACCACCAGCGAGAGAACCAACTAAAGAAACAAGGTTAATAGAGAATTGACCGATTGAGGTAGTAGCAGAAGCAGCAAGCGATCCAATAGTAACACCCTTATTAATTGCCTTAATGTTATTTACGTCAGCACCAGCGTAGTTTGGATTTGTTCCTGTCGTAATTGAAAGTCTACCTTGAGTAGTATCAAGAGCCGCTTGGTAGTCAAAAAGGATTTTGGCTAAATCATCGTAGTTGTCAATATCTTGGAGGAGGGAAGAGCCGTGGTAGACTCTTAAGCGTTGGATAATGCCGTGAACCCCTTGTGCGTCAAAAGCATTGAAATCAGAAGCAGTAGCGCCATTGATTGCAGAAAGGTTAAATTTCAAGTAACTTTCACTAGGAATTAAAAAAGTATTGGCTTGAGTTGGAATATTGACGATGATAGTGTTGCCGCCTAAATAAGGACCAGTTCCGTTCTGCGGTTGAATATTGGTTCTATATCTACGAGCAGGTGAAGACTCAATTTTTCCAGTATAAACTAAATTAGAAGGAATCATATTATAACATAGCAACAGATAAAAAAAATATTAGTAAAGTAATTAATATTTTTGAATTTCCTTAAGATTTTAAGCATACATTCCTAATTTCCAGCCTAAACCACGAGGAATTCTACGTTCCAATTGCGATTGCTTCTTTTCCATTGGATTTTCGCCTGAAGCAACTTTTGCAACTGCCTCAAGTAGTGGCTTTTTGTGACCTAACATATGTGAACCTAAAGGTTTCTTATGTCCTAAAACATTTTTAGAGAGAGGGCTTTTATGTCCGAGCATTTATAATATATGCTAATATTATTTTATTCTGTGAATTTGACAATATCAAGTTGTAATGTCATTTGGTAATTAACCCCGTTAAGATGTATAAGATTTGCCTGATTATCTACTAGTTTCACCTTAATCATATTCATAGCGCACGAAAACATATTTACCCTAAAATTATTTGGATTTTCATAAGTTACTAAACCAAAAGGAACTGCAGTCACTGGAATAGTTGCTAAAATATTTTGATTATATCGTTGAGCCACATTTACATTATAAGTAGGCATATCAATCTCTACATTAATTGCTCTAATCTGTGTTAAATTGACACAATTGATTCCTGTAACTGTTCGGGTTACACCACTTGGCGTATTTGCTGAAGCGTTAAATCCTAAAACGACATTTATTGTGCTAGTCTGCATAATTGTAAATTCCTTAACATTGTTTAATAAAGTGACCTTACCAGTTATGCCGTTATATGATATAACAAAATCATTACCAAGTTCCGCTTGAATATAAGCGATTAATTGATTAATATTGTAATTACCCTGTGGAACTGAAAAGGCGCTTGTGTCGCCTGAAGCATCTAATATTTCTAAATAATTATTGGTTGAATTAATACAATAAAAACTATAAGGAATCACAGCATTCTGTAATGACATATAAAGCGTATGCCCGTCAGGTATTTCTATTTGTGGAAGATTATACATGCAAATAGACGGGTCTCCTAATGGCTTTTCATCGGCATATTTTGAATTTAAATAAACTTGGATACTATCTATAATATTATGAGACATCTATAATATAATAATAAAAAAAATTACAACTTATCACTATCTGTAATGTTAAGCAAATTGAAGTTCTTATAAAGTTTATTTTCAAAACAATCAACGTCTAAATGCTGGTATGGTTCATTAAAACAATAATCAAATATTTTCTTCGCATCGTCTTCTTTCATTTGCAAAATCTCCCTTCTAATTGTTTCCCATTCTTCGCTATTGCGTGGTCTAAATATCGTGGCAAAAGTAATTTGCTTACGTAAAATCTTCGGCATATAAAGATATGATTGAAGTGTAAATATAAAACTACAATTTAAGTGACGTGCCTTAATAAGCATTGAGTTCAACATTTTTTGCACACCCTTATCTTTCAAGTCATTAGCAAAATCATCTATAACTACAGCGCTATATTCCGCTTCATCATCGTCTTCCATTTCTTCTTTTCTCTCTATTAACTCATTTCGTAAGTCTGCCAAATTATCCAAAGATAGTTCGTGATAAACTTTATCGTGTTTTTCAAACGGGTGATTCTTAACAGAGGCAAATGAAGCATTAGGACAAAAGTAATACAAATGGTGAAATTTCTTATGATATGTTCCACCTTTCTTAAATTGATTAAGCAGCAAACTTGTCTTACCACTACCACCACTGCCTACAAGCAAATAAATCATACCATTACGTCTACTAACACCTTCTGCTACATCAGGTATATAAATATCCATCTTTTCCTTAATTGGCTTACCCGTCTTAATGTCCGTATTTTTAGTTTCAGTAATTTCAACAATAGTCATAGAATATTTAGAGAAAATAAAAATCACTTGTTTAATTAATTAAAATTAAAATATTGGCACTCTATATATGAGCGATCAACCTGAAGATGAGACCTTAACCAAGCCAAAAAAGCAGCGCAGCGAAAAACAAATCGCCGCCACAGAGCGTATGAGGGAAGCACTTGCAAAAAAGAAAGAAGACGCTAAACCAGCAGCAGAACAGCCTAAGAAAAATCAACCAAGTAAAAAGGAAATCTTAAGACTATTAAAAGCAAAACTAAATGAATCACATCAAGCAGAATTAGCAAAAAATGAAAGCGATTATGATACTGACGATACAATCCCACCTCCTGAAACAAAACCACAAGAGCCAGCCCCTGCGCCTGCTAAAGAAAAAAAACAGAAGAAACCACCAAAAGTAATTGAAGAATCCGAATCCTCATCAGAAGAAGAAGTCATCGTTGTTAAAAAGAAAAAGAAACCCAAGAAGAAGAAGACCATCATTATACAAGAAAGCAGCAGCGAATCCGAATCAGAAGAAGAACCTGAACCTGTTAAGAAACATAAACCCCCTACTCGTGAAACTAGAAGTCAACAAAATAAGCATGCAAAAATCGGTCATACTACAGTTAAGAAAGACCCGATCCACTTTTTTATGGATTAAAATATTTTATAACAATATGTTATGTATAACATTAGCGAATATAGTTATAAACAAGCGGAAAAACTCGGGGTAGATATTAAGCCATCTACTCGCAAAGGTAAGAAAATTGACGTGTTTAAAAATGGCGACAAGATTGCCAGCATTGGAGCAATAGGGTATAAAGACTTCTCTACATATATGAAGGAAGACAAAGACCTTGCCAATAAGAAACGCAAAGCCTACAAGGCTCGCCATCAAGCAGACCGAAATGTAAAAGGCACAGCAGGCTACTATGCCGATAAAATTCTTTGGTAATTATATTATCTATTTTTATAATATAATTATGGAATTCAATTTAAAGGCGTGGACTGAAATTAAGGCGTGTCCGATTTGCAACGAGTATCCCGAACATCACGAGGCAACTGTAATTATTAAGCGCAAAGAATATCACAGACATTGCCTCAATAATATATGGTGCTTACTGGATAAGCATTTGGAAGATAAACATAAATACAATATTGTTGATGACATCGTCACAAATAATATTGCTATACTAAAGATAATCTCATTGTTTAATTAAGCATTGCTAAAGATAATCAGTCACTATCGCTGTCATTTAGTTCTTCAACCTTATCTTTATACTCGTTCCAATGGTGCGGAATACTCTCTTCAAATTCCGCTTTTTCTTTTGATACTACTTTTGACAACTTATTATGCAAACTTCTCGTAAACAATTCTAATTCAAGACCTATCCAAGTTGTCAAACAAAGTTCGCCCGAATTGCGATGTAAAAAATCACCATCTTTCAAATAAGTTTTATAAAATTCATTAGGATACATTTTTGAAAATCTACGTGTATTTATAATCAAATTATTCATAAAACTTTGACAACTATTATAAATACGTTTCGTCAATTTTTTATAATCTATTTCTTCCCATTTATCATTAGTCTTATAATAATAAGTTTTACTTCTTTCATTGGCGCAGAAAATCGGTTTTTTAGTGTGTTCCATATTATTTAACACACCACAAAACATATCAGAAACAAAATCAATAGTCTTTGGATAATAACCAACTTCAATATATTTACATACTGGATAAATATCCCAATTATCACCGCCAATAATCACCCATTTATTCATTTTTGTGTTATACATATAAGGCTCTTCTAATCTAAATAACTCCTCAAAATTAGGTGCATCTTTACACGTCACGTTTAAATAAGTATCAACATTAAATGGCTGACCTGCTTGTAGCAGTTTGTTAATTAAGTTGCTCTGAATTTCAAGTTGTTTCTTTAGCAAATCAATATCAGATGACTCACTAGGTTTCATCACAATATTTTCAACTTTATTAGTTGTAGTTACAATTGAAGTAATCTTATTAGCATTCTTCTTATGACGTAGCGTATTAAAATGGTTAGTTAGGTTATCCTTACGGGTGAAATTGACTCCACAATCTTTGCAAGCGAATTGACTCATTATAATATATATAAATATTATTTTTTTAAATACTTTTTATTTATATATATTTACCGATTTTCTTTAGAATTTCCTTAATATTTCAGTTTTTCTTTAGTAATGGGGATAGTTAACATTTAATGTTAGTTTTAGTTAAGAATCTACCTCCTGCGTTTCCTGCCTTTTCCGCAGGAAACTTTTTAAGTCCCAAAACACTTTTGGTTTTTGACTTTCAAATCTAACTATCCCCATAACTACTATCCCCAAATTTATGGTCTTAATTATGATGTGATACTTAATAATTTTTTTATATGTAATTGACTTGATTTATGTCTTGATAAATGTTTTCTTGCAGTTTCAGTTCCACATTCACACGTAACTTTTTGGTTCATATATTCTTTGTGATTGTAAGCCCTCTTACCCATCATATCATCTATAGTTTTTATCCACACTGGATAATTAGTATCACTTATATATATGTTACGATTATTTCTTAAAATTTTTGCAAACCTATTTTCTATTGGTCTGCGCTTTATTCGATTTTTATCTGCAATCGCATCAGTCACATCATTAACAGGATAATACATTTGAAAATATTTCATCATATTATTATAAGCATAATCATCATCTTTACTTTTATATAGTCCTTGTTTGTCGTAGCCTTTTTTCATTGCCATTATTTTTTTCTTTAGCGATATGAGTTGATTAATATTCATATGTTCTAATTTGTCTACTTCTCCGTCGTAGGTTAGTTCTTCAATAAACTTTCTGTCTCCGTCCATATATATTATCTAAATAAAAAAATTCCTTTAAATTGTTTTATTTTATTATTCTTTTTGTTTTTGTGCTTCACGTCGTTCTTTTGCTTTTGCTAAAATTTCTTCACGATTTTCCTGATAAAAGACACGCTTTTTTGCTTTGACTTCTTCTTTATTGCGCTGATACCATTGCTTGGTAAATTCATTTTGTTTTGCGTTATATTTTTCGCGATGTTGCGCACGATAATTTGCATGATATGCTCTGCGAGCAAGTAGTTGTTCTTGTGTAAGTTCTTTCTTTTCCATTATATTATTACTAAATATAATAATTTTGTCTTTAATATTTTTATATTATAATATTATATATATGAGTGAAATAAAACAATCAAAAGGAGGACGTCCTAAAAAAAAAGATAATGTTTTAGATGAACCAATTGTAGTAAAAAAAATTGAATTTAATGGAGTTAAATTTTTAAAAGATAAAAAAAATGGTAATATTTATGATTATGATAGATATATGGAAAATGAAGACCAAACCATAATTGGAAAATGGAATAATGAAACAAATAAAATAGATTTTTTTGATAATATAGTAGAACCTGTTAAAAAAATTGAAGTTAATGGTAAAAAATATTTGAAATCTAAATGGACTGGTGATATTTATGATTATGATTATTATAAAATATACAATATACCAGTCACGATAGGTAAATGGAATGATGAAACAAATACAATAGATTTTAATGAAAATGCAGATAAATTAAGAGACCCTGACAACGAGCCGATACTTATGTCGTTTGAGAGGTCAAATGGTGATATAAATTTTTTAGATAAAATAGTTCATATAGCGGGTGAGGGGGAAGAAATACCTCTTTGGAGGAATCGTGCAGATGGATATTTATTTAATTATAGAAAAATGAATGAATGGTCTTTTGGAAAAAGAAAAAAAAGCCCTGAACCCGTTGGTTATTGGAATTATGAAAAAAATAAACCAAAATTCACCCGCGATCCAACTTTATAAGAAAAAAATTACATATTGTTATAAGCGTCGACATACAATTTAAGAACAGGTTTTATTTCAGGATTTTCTTTTTGAAATTGTGGCACGAAGCAGGAGGTTAATATTCTCTCGAGTTGATTAAAATGTTTTTCAGTAGTGGCTTTTTTGATAAGACCTTCGACATAATTTTTATATGCTATTACAAATATTCCGTCTAAAAAAGGAGCATCAATAGATTCTTGATTTTTAAATTTTAATTGCAATTTTCTAAAATCGTAAAGTCTCTCGTCATAAGTCATATTCTTATATTTTTCATAACGTTCATTGATTTTATTAATTTGTTTCAATAATTTGTCTAACTTTGCTTCATAAGGTTTTTTTTTCATTTTTTCTTTTTGATACTCTTGTAAAAGTGGTTTTGATTCGTCTAATATTTTTTCATCATAATCTATGAATTCTTTTATTCTTGACATATATTATATTACAGATAAAAAAATTCGGACTTATAATCCGGACCCACATTTCGGACCAAAATGCGCTAAATAAAAAATCGGGCTATGCCCTATAACTTAAAATTACAAATAAACTTAAATACAATATATACTTACTTACCGCAATCTT